AAATAATATCGTATCGTGGTCCTGTGGCCGGGTAAGAGAAAGTTACAAAATCCGCTGAATCATTTATTTCTATTAACTTACCCTGAATATAGAATCTATTTTTAGTATCCGAGCCTTTGCCAATAGATATCTTATTTGCAGCAGTCCCTAGAGTTACAAAACAACCGAGCAGTACGAAATTATGCTGCGTGTCTTTAACATAGTTTCGATAATCCTGAGCTAGAACATCAGCTTGAACAGTAGATAAGGTTTGAGTATTAGTGCTTATATCAGTCTGAATCTGGCCTATTGTTTGCAGGTCTTCTGAATCAAAATTACTCATATTTATATCCTATATTAAGTCTGTTTTAGTTAGAAACCTTAAGTGTGCGGTAGCAGAAAAAACTCGAACTTGTTGTATGGCTAATAAAGGAGGAGAGGGGTTTAAAGGAAAGATGTCAAAATTTATTAAATACATTTGCCCCGGAGTTAAATCACTTAGTTGACCAAAATTATTAGACCCTGAATAGTTTTGCAAAGCGTCTGTAATTGATCCGCTAATTAAACCTGTAACCACCCTATTATTCCAAGTTACCCCGCCAGTATAAGGAAAAGTAACATTTACATCAAAGCCGGTTCTTATAACGGGTATAATGTCTTCTGGGGCATTAGGGTCTGGTTGAGCTATGGTTATTCTTATGTCAATAGGGCTAACATCTCGTACTATACTAGTATTCATAGATACTTGGAAGGCGGTAGTTACAAAAATGCTTTTTAAATTCGATGTTTGTACTACCTCAGGGGGTAAGTTAACAGCAGTACGTAGAACAGGTACATAGTCGTACCCGCTCATTGGGTTATTCCAAATATCCACAAAACTCTGGGAAACAGTAATACCGTCAAAAAATTGGTTTAATGCTGCAACATCGATACTATTAGCCTGTACATTACCAGCAAGATCAACCCTAAATTTTCCTTTGTCAAAAGTAAAATCGTTTGGGGTATTAGTTCCTAACCACAAACCCTCTGAGCCATTATACTGTAACCAATCTTGCCCAGCTCCTACTTTTAAACTACCGTCTTTAATCTCCAACCCCGATGTACTTAGTTTTGTAGAGCTATTACCATCCCCGATATGTATAACGCCCTTATTACCGGAGTCTAACCCTATCTGTATAAAATTATTTCCAGCAGCCTTGTAATAAGTAACGGATACTACGTTTTCGTGCTGTGGTTGAGGCTGGTTATCTAAGAAGTCATTAGGCACTTGGTTAAAATCTGCCGTAAAATTACCCGCATTAACCGCTGTTATTTTTAAAACCAGTCCCTTATTATTCCCGTTTTCTACTTTAAAGTAATCCCCTACTTGTAGCCCATAATTCTGAGAAAAAGTAAACCTAGTTTGAGTAGTTATAGTGGTATTAACAGTCGCAGTCTCGGAAGCATCAAAGATAAGAATGCCCTTATCCTTGTCTAAGATTATATTCTGCTGCCCTATTAAACTTAGGAAATTGGTGGTTATACTTTCCGCAGCTAGCTTTTCCGCCCCTATTTCTCCGGCTAATATATGATTTGCAATAATAGCATCGGTTTGAATTTTACCTCCGCTAATCTTGGTTTGCCCCTTATCGTTAGCATCATTAGTGAAAAAATCCCCTACTGCCGGGAAAGTGCCTGTAACCCCAGTTAAAGTAACCTTTCTTCCGTTGCCTGGGTCTATAACAAAATCTCCGTAATCAAAACTGCCTCCACTAGGAGCTTGTAGCCCATCTGTATCATAAGAAACCATAGTACCTAACCCGGAAGCCCATATAGTTTTAGCCTGATTGTATACGACTATGGTCTGGTTTCCGGCATCTACCGACAGAACCACACCATAAACAGTACCAGTACTGTCTATAAACCTAGTTACCGCATCTATTATCAGAGCTTTACCGGCGATAGCTATACCCTCCTCGCTAAGATTAATGGAATTAATTACATCATCCCCTTTAACTCTAAGATTAATATTATCTTCTGCTACATCAATCCTAGCCCTTTCTGTATCAACATCAGTATTAACTGTCTGCATATTAGACAGAATTGTTAACACTTCGTTTGCGAGCTGTTTTTTGTGTTCACGGTTTCTGGCATTATCTATCTGATCGTCTGCATGAAGGGTATATGCCATAGCATGCGTACCTTCATTTAGCATAATTTTCTTAATATTACCTTCGCCCGTAATAGTAAATACTGTTTGGTTATTAACAGTGCTTACAGGAGTCGTAAACTTAAATGTTAATAACTCGAAATTTCCGGTATTGCTTGTTGTTACTGATCCGTTATTACTGCCAGACACAGTAATACCTATATTTACATTAGTCTTTTTTGCTTCAAAAGATAAGACATAGTTAGTAGATGCCTTAAGCGTTATAGACTGTGAAAAATTATCAGCATTTAAAACCGCCAAAGAATACCCAAAATTATCCCGGTATTCGTCCGATCCCCAATTAGCCAATAGGAATTTATTATCACTTAAATCAGAAGCTAAAGCGTCAATCGCTACATCAGCAGAAGCCACTTTACGCATAGTATACGCAACTATAGCGGCTGATGGTTCTTGGTTATCGGCAACTATAGGAGTAAGTCTGTCTTCCGCCACTACTTTTATATTTCCTGTAAAGGTTTCTCCTGTAAATAAAGAGTAAGGAACCGAGTATAGGAAATGGGGGGTAGTCTTTCTGTCAACTTCTATATACACGTTTGAAGCTTGCGCCCCGTCTATATGCTGCCCCGTGTTTTCCACGTACAGTATATATTCAACTATATCGTTTTCGTAAGCCCCGCTAATGTAAGGAGTTACATCTATGTGAATAGCATTTCCTGTTTCTTTAACGCTTATATTACCGCTCGGAATTAAGGCCGGCTGGGAGTCTACTAATTGAAGCTCTTTGGCTAAAGTAGAATAAGTTCCTTCGGTGTTATAAGTTTTCAAAAAGTAAGATACACTACGAGTAGTAGGTAAATTTTCCTTAATTTCAAAAAATAATTGCTGTGGACCTCTAGTTACTAAATTTCCGTCTGCTGTGTTATTGGCTTTTAACCCCCAGTTAGAGTCTGAGGTTCTTATTTCTAATCCGGCGTATATTTCAGCCGTATATTTTTTAGTTGCTAAAGTTATCGTTTTGCCGAATTTGCCGGATACCACACCACCGGCCTCAGAATCATAGTAAGCCAAATCCCACTCGCCCGGCTCTGGTGGTAAATCATCGGGAGATAACTCTACTAAACCCCCTACTCCGCCATCCTCTACAGCACCATCGGAATAAGCAATTTCAGAGCTTAAATTATGTTCATTATAGTTAATAGCAGAAGCATAAAAAGAAACATTATTTTCAGTTAGAAATTGAGTTACCCTACTAAGATTAGCAGTAATAGAGCTTTGCCCTCTATATAAAGTTTGAGTAAATACTACCTGATCTTCCTGCATTAAATTCAAGTCTTTAGCATAAATAGTAACTATAGTTCTATTTACATTGGTACCAGAAACCCCTATTAACTGTGCGAAAGCTTCATAGGTTCCCCTGCCTGCGGGTGTTTGTGCGGAATATATTTTAAACTCAGTAAAAGCCGGAGCGCCCGGAGTTAAAAATAAGCTATCATTTATTACATAATCAGGCGAGGAGGCTGTGATAAAGTTAAGGTTTTCTGCCCCATAAGCCTCTGGTGCTATTTTCCTAGCTGTTACAGTAAGTTTTAACTCCGGGCTTACTTTAACCTCCATTATCCTAGCTAAAACACTTTCTTTAAGTTGTCTAATACCATTAAGCCTTTTTAGGTTTACGGGTATACCTACTGGAGGGGTAGTAAAAGTTCCGGTAACTCTAGCGAAATACTCTCCTGTTTCTTTATGCCCAACCTCTTCTATAATTAAGGTTTCTCCTCCAGACTCTACCTTATCCCCAGGCTTTAGTTCATTAATCCTTAGAGCGGCAGTTACGCCATAAAAACCGCCCAAAGCTTTACAGCACAGAACTCTAGTAACACCACCGGACGTTACCGAAAACCAGGAATTTACAGCTATCCCCAAAGTTGTAGGGTCTACATCCAAGGTTAAAGTAACCTCGTTTTTACCCCAAGATATCTTAGGTTTACCAAAAGTATTAGCGGGTCTTCCTATTGGCCCTACGGTCGGCCCTTTAACTATAGATTGACCAGCTTCTATCTCTGCATGGGTAAGTACATTCTCAGAATCATCAAAGACTAAAATATGATCCCCAGCATCAGACTCTACTGAGTTAACCGTAAAATACTGGCTTTCTATGTTTGCGTTATCTTCCGCAGAATCAAAAGCTACTAACTCTATTATCTGTCCGGCTGTTATCTCTACCCTAGAAGTATTAAGCTCCATTTCAAAAAACTCATCTTCTAAAGCATTTCTAGCCATATGGATGTTAGCTGACTTGCTGGCATATTTATCTTCCATAAACCCTAACAAATCCATATTCTTAGTTTTACGAGTCCCAGAAAACGTAATATCTGGTAGGTCTACCAGCTTCAAAAAGTAGTCTGCTATAAATTCCTTATCTGGTTTTATATAGCGCACGTTTAGCTCGTTATACCTATCATTAGCTTCCGTATATGAGCTTTTAAACATTAAAGAACCTATAGAAGCCCCTTTCCTAGCCTCTGATCTAACAATGTGTCGCATGTCGATTTGAGTGAAAGACTGCGTATAGTCTTCATCTGCATTCAAGAAAATTTTAAATTTTCCTTCTTCATCCCATACATAGTCTCCATGAATGTGATTAAGAATATCTTGTATGTATTCCCTAGCTTCTTGAACATTAGCTAAAACATAACCGCCGAACCTCCAAGCCTCATCCCCCCCTGATGGTTTTAAACTAGTATCCGTGGCTTTGCATTTATTATAGTTTGTTACAAAATTATCCATATCAATATGAATTTTAGGATCAAGCCCAAGCCCTATACCTGGATCAGTTAAAATCTCATATATAATCGCTATTGGGTTAGTCCACATTTTGCTAATACCCGAAACCCTAAACGCAAAAGTTTCATTGTTTGCGTTTGTGGGCAAAGTTACGCTCATTTGCATGGACTCATCAGCAATTAACCCTACAATACTAGGCACAGTAGATACAGAAGTCTTATTTATTTTTTCCTGTACGTTAGGGTCTGTGGTGGGGAGGGGCTCTCTAACCTCTACACTAAGCCAGCCAAGATGATTATTATTATTATAATTTGATTGGGAGAACCTTAAAAAAGAATCGGGGTTACGGTTTGTTACACCATTAAATCTAAGTACGTCAATTTTAGTGTAATTAGTCCATACATGGCTTATTTTTTGTAAAGTATCCCTGCGCACAGGCGTAGTGAACATAACCAAAACTGTATTTGGGAACGTGGTAGTACCTACTAATCGAGGCTCAGCCTGAGTTCCACTATAATCCTTTCTTACATAAGGATAAACAACAGCGTTAACTTCCCTAGTAACAAAATCACTACCAGTATAAAAAATAAGAATATCACCTTTTTGTATTTGTGTAGCAGGTTCGCCGTTTATAGGAGGTAAAGAGTAATCTAAATAAAATCCTTGTGATCTTACATAACCTCCGCTTGGTACGCCTCTTGAATACCTATCTTGCGGTATTACCACAAAAGGGTTTTTATCAGGATTAATTTTTTCATAAAGAGTAAGAATATCCCCAGTGGACCCCGCACTAAAACCTCCTTTACTAAAAAACTTTAGGATTAAATTATTAGCTTTTTTGTTGGAATCGTTAGAGAACTTTAAAGCTTTTCTGATTTCGGTTTGATCATAAACCGCTGCTCCACTCTCTGCATCCTTAGTTAATTTTGCATAGTTTAAGGATTCCTGAGGCCCATCAAAAGCTATTGAGTTTCTATCTATAAGCTCTATACCCTCTGAAAAGTATCTAGGCAAGGCATACCCTATACCGCCGTGAACCGGGTAAGCCCCGCTTGATGGGGTTAGGGAGTCAAACAAAGTCCCGCCTGTGTTAACTACCCCAAATACAACTATTATAGGATCACCTATAGTTACATTGGTTCCAGGGGCTGAGGATTGCCGCCCTCCTATTTCTTGGGGCTTTTTCTTATTTCTATGCCTAGTCCAAGCGTTTAATGCTACATTACTAGATACATACCAAATTAACTGACCTACGTGCATTCCGGCCATTAGGCCGCCTATTATTGCTGTAGCTGCGCCGGGCATAGTTACCCCCTAAACTGTGCGTATATCCTTTTAAACCAATGAGGATCGGTTAAGGATATAATACGCACACAACTATCTTGCGTAGTGGTTATTACTTCATTATTTCCTATGTAAGTACCTAAGTGGCATGGGATAGTTTCTACCCTGAAAATCAAAACATCGAACTGTTTGAGTGGCGGCCACTTAAAATTAGTGTAAGACCCTTTCCAAACTAGTTCTAAGTGTTTCTGCATTTCCTTAAATAAAAACCTAACATCGTTGAAAGAGTAGAATTCTCGATATTTCTTAATCACTTCTCTATCTGTTACTATGCCCTTGAACCTGCTAAGAACTCCCATAGTAAGAGTTAAACAATCAAAGCCTTGATCCCCTCTGCCCCCTATAACGTAAGGCTTGCCTAAAAACTCATCCTGTAAAATTTTCTGTACGTGGCACATTAAGCCCTCCAACACTACGAATAATAGACTGCTTACCATCGAAATTTACATTGTTAGTAAACCTATCTTTACAGTCTTTGAAAGTCCTATTACAATTTGGTTTTAGTTCTGCCGTTCCAGAGGATATAGAACCAGGTATTGCCCTATCCAAAGTTAAATCGTAACCCGTACCGTTTTGAACACAAGACCTGATTATCCTGTAAAGACCAGACAGCCCCCCAGTTTTGAAAGTGCATAACCCCATTGTCCAATAAGCTAAATCAGTAGCCCCTGCGGGGGGGACTACCGTTCCGCTAGGTTGTATATTGTCTACTGTGATTGTTTTACCAGACCCGGAAATAACATCATAAGTGGCACTTTTAACAAAATTAGAAGTAATTCTACTGCAATGTATGTCTCCTGTATTATACGGGCAGGTATAGCTATAAGTTACTTTAGGAATTTCCCCAGATAAAAAATCAACCTCTGACTGTAGTTCAATAGATACCCCACTCTCGCCGGGGGATGCGGTATTCAATTTTCCTACATACATTTGTACCCAAAATTGCCTGTCCTTATAAAATGGTATTTTTATAGTGGCGTTTTGGTTTAATGTCTGAGGCCCGTTACCTCCGTAATCTACCTCTATCTCCTCGGCAGCACCGTTCATAGTTACAGCTATTACTTCTCCGGCATAGTTACCGTTACTATCCCCTACCTCTATAAGATCAGTAACCCCAAGCCCCGGATTACCTGCAAAATTAACCACTTTATTTAGGTCTGTACTGTGTATTTTACAGGTAGTAAAAGTATTATCTCTAACGCCCAGAGGTACTAGCCACATCCTGAAAGTAGACCTATTAAGTATTTGCTCATTTTGTAACAAAGACTTAATAGACCCAGGAGTATTGATACCGGCAGGATCAAAAATATTAACCCTTGCAGAATGTGAGGTTTCGTTTAATCGGTGTAAAAACTCTTCTATATCAATAGGCCAAGGGAGCCAATTAACAGTAGCGCTATCTGTTATTAGCGGGAAATTATTAATGCAGTAACGGTAGTAAATATTAGGGCTTCCTACAGATACTTCTATTTCCATAAAAAAGCTTATATTAACCGTATGGTTTTGGAAATAGGCTGAAATTTCTGGGTCAACTTTAGGCATTAGATCGTCGCAACATCCGTAGATTGGATTAGAGATAAAGAAAAATGAACCGCTAGGGTATCTTGGTTATCTGTGTTATCTGAATAAACCTTTCTTTTCAATTTTTCTGCCTGCCTTACCGTGAAGAGCTTATTTATTTCTTGGTCCCTCCAAGTAAATTCTAAACCGCCGAAACGCTTAGACCTTAGAAAGGTGTAAATTTCTTGATAAATAGCTAAACTACACTCAAACTCTAACTCCCATGATCTAGCAGGCGCACTACCTATAATTGCGGTTTTTACAACATTGGTTCCGGTAGTGCTTAAAACTTTCGGTATATCCTCATCCACCGAAATAGTGTGCTTCGGCTTCCATTTAAAATCTCCAGGATTAGTAACATAGGGGGAGAGAACGCCCATATCTAATTTCCTTTGAATAAGTTAGTTTTTCTACCAGTATCATAAACTACTTTTTGTATTGCCGGAGCCATTCTTTTTTCTACCATAGCTTCGGGGTCCATTACATCCCCTTCAATATTAATATGAATATCCCCGCCACCCACTTTGCTTAATGAAGGACTTAAATAACTAGGCATACCATCCGCTCCGCCTAAGCCGCCCTTAGTTACAGACCCGGCAATGCTATCAAATAGATTACCTAAAAAAGATTCTTCTATAGCCCTTTCCATAACTAATTTATTTAAGCGATCCATAATCCCGGCAAAAACATCATAGAGCATATCCCCCCATGTTTTAGTACCTTTAATTATATCAGCGAACCCACTAGTCCAAGTTTCTTTCATAGTATTAGCTGTTTGCTGAGTAATACGAATTCTCTCATTAGCTATTTGTTGATCAATCTGTATAAGCCTATCCCCTGAGTCTTTAAGCTGAGCCTCCTCACTTTTTCTGTTTATACTAGTGTCTTTTGTGATCCTTTCTCTTAGTTTATCTACTGCTTCCTTCTCGGCCTCCAACTCTCGTATACCCCCACCGATACCGTAGGATTTTAGATCACTTAAGTTCTGTATACCCCGGCGATTCTTTTCATCAAACGTCGATATCTTGTTTTTAATCCTATTCTTAGCTGCGTCGGTTTGAGCTTTTTCCAGAAGGTTACTTAATTGACTACGAAGTTTAATGCGCTCAAACACTTGGATAATTCTGTTTCTATACTTCTCATTTAAGGCTTTTTCCTTTTCCAGGATTTGCGTATAAGCTCTGTTTTGTACTTGCTTATCTGCTAATTGCGCCCGATAATGTTTTACTTCTTTCTCCCTATCGCTAATTTGCTTTTCTAGTATTTCTATATGTTGTTTATCTATAACCCCTAAAGATTTAGCAAGCTTTAATCGCTTCTGTTTAACGGCAATAAGGGCTTGAACATTTTTTAAGTGTTCCTTTATTTGCTCCTCTGTTTTCCTGTCTTTGTAGAAAGTCATTTCGGCAGTAGTATCTTCATGTCTTATAGCCTCCCCCATTAATTTATTTACTATTCTGCCAAGTTTTTGCTTTCTTTGAAGATTTTGAATTTGTGCCTGTATTGAGGCTTTACCCCCTTCCTCTGCTTTGTTCAGTTCTTCGTTCAAGTCCTGAATCTCATATTGCATTTTAATCTCTGTTTCCAAACCCTTTATCTCTTTTCCTTTATCTTTTACTAAATCTTCAAGATTAGAATAAGCGGCTAAATCTCTGCCTAGCCGTTCATCTCTTCTCTTAGAGTTTTTGGCATCTTGCTTTTCTCTTGCTTCCCTAACCTTCTCCCTGGCTATTAGCAATTTTTTTACCTGTTCTGCTATTTCCACCTCCTCTTCAGTTAAATTTGAAATTTCCTCCCTTGTTAGCTCTATTTCATTATCAGGACCTCTTAGAGCCTCGATAAGGGAGCTGTAAAAGCTCTTTTTTTCTTTTGGGGTACCTTTCGGTAAGTTGTTTACTGTTATAGATAATCTGGTCTGCATTTCTAAGTTAGCGGCTGTTAAATTCTCAAATGTTTTGAATTTTTTAAGGGTTGTTTCCAAATCTTCTTTTGTGGTGTCTTCCGTTACCTCTTCCCCAGACGATAACCCAGAAGTTTTAAATACTCTCCCGGCTATAATTTTATTCGTTAACTCTAGCCTAGACCTAAGCTCTTCCAGATTTTTAATTTCCCCTTGTCTTGCTTCTTCTGTATATCTCTCCATCAAAGAATATAGAACCTCTAGCACTTTAGGCCTATTAGCGTATTGCCTATTACTACCAGGAACTGGATCTGCGGGTCCATAACCGGGAGAGCTATTGGGCCTGCTGCTGAGCCTAAAATACTTTTTTATATTATTCGCTACGTTTGGGCCAAAAGCACTATCAGATAAACCCATCACCATATGCAGTAGCCTATCCCCTGTCCTGCTTTTAGTATCTGTGCTCCTTAAATTTGCCAACTCCTCCGGGGTAGTACTTTGTAAAAACCTCTCCAGTAATTGTGAATCATCCGAGGTAAAGTTACCTGGTAGTTTAGCAAAGTTTTCATCGTCTAAAACCTTGGCAGCTATTATGTTTGATCTTACAAAATTTCCTTTGCTAGACCCGTAGCTCCTTAAGCCCTCTTCCTTAGTCTTAATTTCGGTTCTTATTAAATCTCGCTCAGCTAAGGCCTTTAAGCGCATAGTTTCTTTCATTCGTCTTTCAACTATACCTAAAACCTTATCTACTTTAGTCCCAAAATTATCAGCATTTACCATACCGGTTAAAAAAGCACTATTTTGAACCTCAGCTAACTGTAGAAACTTACTCTTTAGCTGATCTACCCCTTCCCCGGTGTCTTTAAAAGCATCAACACTAGCTTTAAGGTCGGCTAAATCCCTTTGATTTTTATTTGCTTCTCTGCCTAAATCATTCACAGCTTTTTTTACTAGGTGAATAGGCCTAACTGCTTCCCTATTCTTTTTAGTAAGGTCTTCCATTGCCTGTATTTCTGAGTAAATATAGTAAGTCAACCCCGCTATAGCTAAACCAAGGAGAGCTATTGGGCCTGCTGCTGAGCCTAAAAAACCCGCCACAGCGCCCCCTTTAATAAGCAAAGGTATAATCCAGGCTATGGCCCCGGCAAAACTATTTAAAACCCCTTTAACCAAGAAAATATTCGCAGCCAATATTGCTATAACAGCCGCAAACTTAGTCATAGCAAAAATAGCAACCCCTATACGTGATGTAACATTTCCTACTCCGGTAGCAGTATCGCTGAAACTTTTGATCCACTCTTTTAGTTGCTTCGTTATATAAATAATAGCTGGCTTAAGCTCCAAGCCTAGTTTTTGTTGCATAATAGTAAAAGCCCCGGAAGTGCTATCAACCGACCCAGCCAAAGTAGACATAACGGATTCTAAAGCCCCAGAAGCAAGGGTAGCCTCTATACTAATTTCCCTTTGTAAGGCCATCACCCTCTCTCTTTTCGTGAGTTGAGCCACAGTCTTACCTATAGAATCAGCATACTCTTTATTAATCTGTGATATATTTTTAGTAATACCACCGGCATCGGCCAACACGGACAAGTTTTGACGAAAACCCTCGGTAGTAGAAACAAGGGCTTGGCCCAGTGTTAATGCAGACTGTTTATTTTCAATGGATATTTCTGTAATTTGTTTTGCTGCTGCTACGGCCTCATCAAAAGTAAAACCCATCCTCATTAGATTTCTTACTGCTTTACCTGCCTCGCCTATAGATACTAGACCTTTCTGAACAATATCTAAATTAGCTACGGTCTTTTGCGCCCTATCCCCAAATATCCCGCTAAACCTAGCCTGCCTATTCAAAGCATTTAACGCTTTTTCTGCCTCCCCCGCTGTGCGTATAAGCCTCATCATAGGATATACAAAAGTAGCAGAGGCGATTAAAGCAGTAAAAAATACTTGCCTAAACTGGGTAAAACTTCTCTGGGCCTCCCCCCAAAACCTGCCTTGCAACTTTTGAAGTTTGCCTATTCTGCCCACCAAACTAGCCTCAAGCTGTAATAAAGCGTTCTTTTTCTTTTGTATCAGAAAAGTATTACGTTGAGTTTCCTTGGTTTTATTTAAAACAGATAGCTTTTCTCTAGTAAGCGCCAGCTCTTTACTAAGCAGGGAGATAGACCTTTGAGTTCTTACAGTAGGAAGAAAACTACTCTTTCCGGCAGCTCCCCGGCTATATATGGCACCTACTTTAGTATCTACCCCTTGGTAGCGGTTACTTACCGCTTTTGCTATTTTACCTTCCCTTAATGACGCTGCAGAAGATTCCGCCGCTTCCTGCGCCCTAATCAAGTTAAGAACTTCTCTTTCTTTTTTAGCCAATCTTTGACTTTTGGCTATCATATCTTCTTGGGCTATTCCTAATTTTTCACCTGCGTTATACTGCTTTCTAAGCTCCTGCGTAATGCGGTTTTGCTCTGCCCTATACTTGGAGGCCTCTGCTCTAAGGCCTACTAGATTTGTTGCCGTAATCTTGGCTAATCTCGACTCTTCGGCAGCTACCTTTCTGCCGAACCTAGCCCTGTTTTTATCGTCGGCTTCCTGTTTTCTTTTCCTTTGACCTCTTTGATTCAGGAGTTGCTTTGCTTTTCTATCTCTGGCGTTTTGGTTTTTAGTGACTATGTTATTAAAACTACTTTCCAGACCTCTTAATTTCCCATACCTTTTTTCAAGCCCGTCAAGCTCGCTACCCTCCGCTGCAGTTCTTGAAGAGCCTTTACTAAGTAAAGTATCTCTTCTGCCTACTATAGAAGCCGCTGCCTTACTAGCAAAAGCTGATTGCTTAGTAGCCTCTGTTATAGCTTTTCTGGTGTTTTCTTCCTTTTTTAACGCTCTTTGTTTTGTCTTTAATCTGTTAATCTCAGAATCTATTAATGAGGTAGTGTCCTTCTGCTTTTGAATCTTCTGGTTACTGACTGCTCTTTCTTTAGCGTTAATCCCTTTTTCTATAATTCCTTTACGCTTTTCGTGTTCCTTAAGAATAGCCAGATCATAACTATCCCTGCTGGTTCCGGTTTTAGTCCTCTGCTCTTTAATTTCCTTTTCTGTTCTCAGAAGCTTATTCTTTAACTGCTGAACAGACATTGTTTTAACGTCCTCTTGCAAGGAGCTGGTGAATAAGTTTCTCCGTACTACCGCCTGCGCCCTGAACTCCTTTTGGCTTCCCTTAAGCAGGTCTAAAGATTTTCGTTCTCGTTCTACCGCCTGGGCATTTACGTCATTATCTTCTTTACCTAGAGCTACGGTTGCTTTTCTTAGCCTAGCTTGCTGAGCCTGTACTGCTGTATTAGCCTCCGACAGGGATTTAAGTTTAGCTGCCTGCTCTATAACCCCCCTAGGTACTGCCCCTCCTCCTACGCCTAAACCTCTCCCCTCCAGCTTAGACTGAGCATTAGCGGATAAAGCATCATATTTAGCTGCCTCCTGCGGGAAATCCTTTGCTAAAAATTTACCTCTTTGCGCTGCTATAGCCTCCACTTTGCGGATATCGGCATAATCTTTTTTACCAACAGCGACTTTAAACTTATTACCTAAGTCTCTTTGTCTATCAACTATTCTCTTTACTTTAGAAGCTTCGGCATCTGATTTTTGTTTTTTACTCACAGCTTGTGCTTCTTTTTCCTTGTTTGCTACCAAGGTAGTAAGCCCTTTTCTATAAAGGGTTGCCTGCTCAAGAGCTGTTTTAGCCTTTTCGGTTCCGTATTTTTCAAGAGTCTTTGCTGCTTTTTGCTCTGCTTTTAAAGACTTCTTAAGCTCGCTTTTAACTTGCTTCTCGGATTTGCCAGACAGCTCCCCCATTCGCCTATCGTGGGTTTGTTCGAGTTGTACTTTGGCCGCCCTAGTTGCTGCTTTTGTGGCCGCCGCCTCTACCTTATCCCTTCTGACTCGTATAGCCGTATCGTATTTATCCAAAGAGCGCTGCACCTTATCCAATAAAGAAGGGTGCATGAATTTTTTAGAATACTGCTCCAACGACCCCCTAAGCTTTTCCATATGCTTAAGGTCTTTTGCCCCTTTAGCTTTTTTAAATGCCTCCTCACTTTGCTTTACCCTGTAGTCTACCTGAGCCGTAGTTTTACCTTTACCGAATTCATCACTGAAATAATTGTCGTTATCCAGTCTTTTTAAGTAATTGTTTAGGGCTGCTTTACTAGCTTGCGGGTTATTAGCCTTAAACATGCTGACAACTTGCTCATTTGTTAGTTGCTTAGTGGGGTCTGGGAATACCGGATTACCTCTGTTATTTGCTACTACTCCGCCCTTTCTGAGAAAAGATTCCTCAGTTACGGAGCTGACCATCCTGTCTATAGAATCCGTTACGGACCCCACATCAGACCCAAACAATCTATCTGCTTTTCTTTTAGCTGTTCGTAGCTGCTTGTCGTAAGTATCTACATTCCCTAGAGCAGATATAGAAGTAATCTCCGCCGCCTGCCTATACGCTTGTTTAGCTTCGTCGGTTAAGCCCCTCTTAAATTTTAAAACGCCTGTAGGTGTATCCCCTCTTGCAATATCCTGAAAGTTCATTTTACCTGTTTCAGGATTTACTACCCTCTCTTGAAAAAATCGGTGTGCGTGTTTAGGGCCTCTTACTGCCTGAACAGTGGCTAAGGCCTGCTTATACTGTGTATTTATCTTACCTTGTGTTTCTTCTATTTGCTCATGAATATGTAGAAGATTTGATGCTTCACGGGTTAAGATTCTTACTCGACCTTTTTGTTTTTCTATAACCCTATTTCTGTCAAACTTCCCATCTACTTTTAGAGCCTCCATACGCTTAGCGAAGTCCTCAAGACTTCTGAGCTGTCTTTTAACATCAGATATATCAGCTTTTACTACTATAGTGTGAGTTTCTGTCATAATTAACCTTTAGATTTTTTAGCTTCCGCCTGTGAAATCATTGCTTGGATTCTTGGGTCCGAGGAAGGGGTTAGCCCTCCTGGGCTACCAGAAGCTTTGTTCATTTGCTCATTCATTGCATATTGCGTCCTTATAAGCGTAACCAATTCTGGAAACCGTATCTTTAAAATAATGTCGTCTCTACTATAACCTAACCCCAATAACCATACTAAGCCAGACCCCCAGAGATTAGCTTTTGAATCTGTTCTTTCATTCCCTGAGGTAGGAGCTTTTTTGGTATCTGGTCAAGCTTATTTACCTCCATGAACTTTTCAGCTAAGCCTAAGATATCCTTAAAAGAAATACACTCAGCTAAATCATCGGTTACGTTAGTCCCTGGGCATATAATACCTAGCACTTCTTTAATAACGATCAAGGGCATAGTGGACCCTCTCTCTATAGAGACTACCAGCTTTTCAAACTCTAGTTCCTGGGTTTTATTTGCTAAGTCTTTTCCTAACTTTTCCAGCTTCTCATTAATTTCAATGAATACCTTCAAGTCTTCTGTATTCTCCTGTTTTAAATCAGGAACCTTAGCCTCCAAGTCATCGAACTCATCCCGCAATTTACGGATATCATCTTTTAGCTGCTCAACTAAATTAGATTCCATAATCTCGGAACTAAACCAATGATTCTTTATTGTACGCAACGCTTTAGCTAGTTTATTAGCTGTTTGAACTACGGGTACATTTTTAATTTGAAGAACTAAAGAAATACCATTTTTATCTGTAATCCTATACTCTTCCATAACTTCCGCAACAGGTAATTGCTCCATTCAAAATCTCCTTATATAAAAAAATAGGCAGAGCAGCCCTAAAGCCAACCCTACCTACTTATTAGTAACTAATACTAAGACTTACCCATAGGTATAAGTCATTTTAAGCATCGGCGTAGCACTTGCACCTTTGCCTTTAGGCGGTACGCCTCTGGCCTGGAAAGTAGGCGAAGCGAACTGCTTATCGGCGAAAGGGGCAGTAGATTGACTGGCTTTCATCTTGGCAATCTCTACTTTAAACTGCTTACCATCATCAGTAAGCGCAATAAATTCAGCTCTAAAATACTGGCCGAATGTTCTACCGTCCATCGTAAAAATTTCATCTGGGGAAACATCGGTTTTAGCCCCCCCAAACAAAACACCCATAGCATCGAGATTAAGCTGAGCGTTGCCTAAATCAAGACGTACATTAGCAGGGGTGGCTACTATGCCTTGAACAACGTCATCTCCTCTAGCCTCGACCTCTTCCTGTTCCAGGGTTAAATTAGCATTATTAATACCATGAATACTGATAATACTCCCCGCAACATTAGGGTAAGTCATAGGGTTATTGCCCTCAGGATCGGTAGCTACAGCTTGAATTTTCAAATCCCTAACACCGAAAACCAAAATATTTCTAGTTGTCATTTCAAACTCCTTTTAAGAATGTGATTCGTGAATGGAAAAAACACAATTTTTTGATATTAAGCTTTGTCTCGCCTCATCCACCGGCATGATAGAAACTGCTTCATGAGATAAAAAACAGAAGTAGCTCCCTGTGATTATAAAATGTTTATCATGTAAAATTCTAATCAAATCTTCAATTATTGAATTTATCCTAGAATAATTATTAGCCTTATCAAATATAATTATCTCTAAAAGGCCCTCTCCTATTCTAGTACCTTGTGGGCCTACATTTCTAGTATCGCTAGAAATTATTAAATAAGGGGTTGTTAATTTAGTGTTAGCCGGAACCTGGGCATCAAACATACCAGAAGCCAGAACTTGAGCAGTTAGAGTACCATCAGCTTTTAAGGCTGTTAATACTTTAGTCTCTAAATCCCCGGTAGCCATTAGTCCATCTTAGTAGTATTTTTGGTATTAATATTACCGGGAGCGTTAGCTGTGGCAATCATACGCAACATTTTAGCTTTCGATATTTCGTGCTTTTTCCTTCCTAATTGGAAATCTCCGAGCCTGCTTTTAACTGTAGCATAAGAGTCTTTCCAGCGAATTTTTTGCCTTATAGGAATTTTTGCTCTATGTAGCGCAAACTGTATAATCCCTTTTCCATATTTTTTACGGGATATATTATCAAGATTCTCCACATACTCATGCCCTTTTATCATGTCGATAAAACCGCCTATACCTATATTAATATTTGCGGAGGAGCCTAAACCACTACTGGACCCAACCCACCGAGAATCTATAGTTATACTACCAGAGGCCTGCCCGGTATGATCTGTATAAGGCATTCTAAGACCTTTCCTTTTCTTAGCCCACTTATTTCTTAGTTTAGTCCTTTTAAACACGGCCTGCATTCTAGCCCTAGCTCCGGCTTTTGCGCCAGTTATCGGGTTCCCGGCTCTTTTTGTGTTTGCAACTTCTGTCCCAGTAAAAGCCCCATACAGAAAAGACTCTCTCCTTTGTAGCCAGTTTTGAGTAGCTTTAAGCATTTTATACTGAGTTTGTAAGCTGTGCATTACTGATAAATTCATAACAGGCTGAACTATATTTAAAGTGGCTTCTGAGGCCTTATCAACAATCAACGGGTATAAGATACTATTTAGCTCATTCATCGGAATCTCTATCTAGTCCCATAACCATAGTTCTGCCCTGTGACATTACCTTACTTATAACAAACTTACCTAGCTCCTCTTCTTTAGAATTATATACTACCGCCCTTTGCCCGGACTCTATAGCCCCGGACCCGGTAAAGGGGAGTTTTAGTACACAATACCCTTTAGACGAAAAAAAGTCTTGGTACTCGTTAGCTGTTTGTGTAGCCGTATCAAGCTGAGAGCGAAAGTTACACGCCTGCTTAGAAATTACTTCTACAGACCAAGGATCGACTACAGAAGCATCGTTTTTTAGGACTGTAAGCTTAAATCTATGGGATGGATACTTCACCGAACACAGCCTTTTCAAATTGTGATCCGTGGAACTTAAGCATCCTTATATGTGACCAGACATTAGCTTCGCCCTGGATTATGCCTAACTCTTCCATCTTGCGTATTTTTTGATGATCGCCAGCCATAAAAGCCCACACAGAAACAACCATATTTCTATACTGTGTCTCGGATAAGGAGGCATAATGAGCATTAGAATTATACCCTGTTCTAGTGATTAACGACTCATAAAAATCATCGTCGTACATTAAGCTTTCATTATTGCTATCTTTTTCATCCGGCACCAAAGCCCGGAGCTGGTGAAGAATAGTTACTATTTTAGTTCTAGGGCTAAGCATCACTTGAGCCATCTGTATCTGGGTTTATAGACTTTAGGATAAAAGTATTAGACCCTTCTAGCCTATCATCAACTTCTCTGATCATTTTTTTAAGATCATCAGACAACCTATCTAAGGTTTTAGCATAATCTTGGTATTCAGACTCTACGCCTACTTCTATGCGCCTTCTTTTAGGTATATTGGTATAGATAGTTTTTATAGGCAGTAAAGCATTAAGGGTAGCTCTTAATACAAAACCTTCCCTTAATACTTCGTCTGCCGCTAAGTCACCCTCAGTAAGCCCATAGTCTTCAAGAGTATAAGCTATAATATCTGTAAGTACCTTGTTAAAGGTATACAGAGCAGCCCCTGCAAACAAAGGCTCAAACCCGATAAGGTTAAGCGTTACTCTGTTTAGCAGGGAGGCAGCCATTACACAGCTCTAGCCCTTCCTCTTCCTTTTTTCTGGTCTGGATGAGGTTGTTTACCCTCTTCGTCTTCGTCCTCAGGATCTTCCCAGGAAGGAGCAGTCTTATACTTATTCTTAAGCTTATCTACAATCTCTTTAGGAAATGCTTTAGGAAATGCTTTAATCCAGTTCATAAGCTGGTTTTCGTTTGCATTCGCAAGAGCGTCTACAGTCTCAACCCCGGAGCCTGGAAAAGTAGACCCGGTAATCAAAGCTTTTAAAAGTTTAGGGTCTGCCTTATCATCAGGCGAAATAAGCTCAATAGCTGCCCCAAACTTATTCTCATGATTACCAAAGTTATTAATTGCTTGGTTAATAACATCCGTACTCTTATCAAAGAAAAGAGTATAGTAATTAGGCCCGAAAGAAACTCTGGTTTCCTTGCAGAACAAGTCTCCAATTCTTGAAATTCCAATAAACATAGTCAATATCCTTGGTGTAAAAATTAGGGCAGGTTTTACCCCACCCTAATTTAAGTTAACAAATTCCTCTACTTTTTCAACGCTAAGTAGGAAGGAAAGCCAGTTGATGCAAACGTCTGGGTACCGTCCATAAGGAACTTAGCCGCCTGAATCAGGTTAGCAAACCCGCTCGTCATACGAATGTAGTAAGCGTTAGTTTCAATACTAGCCTTTCTCTCCTCTTCAACGTGCATAGGCTCCGACACCAAATACTCAAGAGCTGCTTTTGGGTCAAGAAACAACTGCTTATCATTAGCAATGTCATCATGAACCCACATCGTAGCACTAGAAAGAACACTGGTATTTCCCAGATTAAGCTGAAACCTTGCCGAGGCATTGTTAGCACTAGGAGAAAAATCAGCATCAAGGAATTGCCTTAGAGCCTCGGCCTCGTTTGCGATAATCTGAGTAGGACGATAAGCCGTTCTCATATAGCGCAAGAAAGCACGAATGTAATCCTTGTACTTGATTTTATTCCCCACGTTATCAACCCCTAAAGCCCCGATAGGATCAGTCAAATTAGGCTTATCCCCATTCAGAAGGATATCAATAGCCTTACTTGTAAGATCATTATTAAGTCGGGTACTAACATCAGCTAAATAAATACCAAGCTGGTCTACAGTTACATACTGCTTAACAGGATCAGTAAGAGCAATACCCACCCCGGTACGAGTAATCTTTACAGTCTTTCGACCAAAAGATACTTCACCCAGAGGTACATGCTCAGCTTCCCCTATTTCTTCCATCTGGGCGCTAGACCCGGAATAGTTGATATGGGGAGCATCCTCTTGAGGCTGTGAGATAGAGCGCTCAGTAGCGACTAGGCTTTTCCACATCCCCTGCTCAATCAAATCTTTGGTAATAAAAGCCCGAATAATTTCAGGCACTAACTCCCTGGAACCGGTAACCTTATCCGTGCTTAACAAAAACTGAACCGTGTCCCTTGCGGGGTTAAAACCCATTTGACGATAAATGTCTTTAATCGTAAACGGCTCTCCAGTTTTGAAGTTCTTGTAATTAGCCCCTTTAAGGTACTCATCCAAGCTTAAGTTATGAAACCCTTCCCTACGCTGCTTATTAAGGTTAGCCATAATCCGCTTAATAGACAGATTTTCTTTGATACTAACCATTCCATGATCTTTGTCATAAAAAACATGGGAATCATCATAATTAGCGAACTCTTTCGGCGTAACATCGGGAGCGGTAAGACTAACTGTAGTCTCTTCCCCTTCCTGCGTAACATCACCGATTTGTCGGATAACTCCGAATTCGTGAGTTTTCCGCTTATCAACTACGTTTAAATTAATCGGCATGATATTACTCCTTCACCAAAACTTGCACAGTTTCAGTAATAGCCTTGGTTTCGATTGCTAATCCATGCAAAGCTGCGTCAATATACCCTACCCCGCTGGCAATAGTAGCCGGAATAGTATACGTCTGTGTTTCCCCCGCATCAATAGTCTTAGCCATTGTCATTCCGTTTCCAGTTTTACCCGGAGCAGAGACAGTAACTACAGCCCCCGATGAGGTAGCAAACAATCCTTTATTAATTAGCTCAATATTGTCATTAATAAGAGCCGTAATAGCCGTAGCTGTAACTGTAGGAGTATCCCCGTTTGCTGTGTTAAACGTAATGTCTACACCGTCAATCGTGATCTTATTCCCAGTAGTTCCTGCTGCATTTCCTCCTGCGATTGTAATAGTAGCCCCGCCGTTAGCAGTATTTCTATGCCATTCGTAGACTTTACCATCAGCGCCCAAGATTACAGGCCCGGCACTAATAGCCTCGCCCGCTACATAATTAATCAAAGAGCCGTAATCGGTTCTAACAGTTACTTTGGAGTTGTTAACAACGCCAGTCGCATCGACAATTACTCGCCCAAGGGCTAAGGGATTGCCGTTACTACTCTTAGTAACTTCTTTCGATCCCGACAGGCTGACTTGATCATTTTCCGCCAGAGTTACCCCTGTTTTAGGTGTAAACGTAAGCTGTAAGCCCCGTTCCTGCACCATTCGATTTTTAGCCATGTCAATTCCTCCAAATTAGTTTAATTTCCGTGAACTTTTTCACAAAATACGTCTAAAGCTTTTTCTTGCTCTTTGTCCACACTAGTAACTGTTAGCTCTACAGGCTCCGACTCGACTTCTTGAGACGATTGCCTGTCTACAGTAGTATCATTTCCACAAGCCGAACATTTCAAAGCAAACTCAGTTTCAATCTCCTCTTTGTATAAAGTAAAGAAATCGGAAACCATTTTGAAATCTTCTGATTTTTCGATTGTGGGAATAAAACTCTGTTTACCTTTCAAACGCAAAAACTTGAGTAATTCTTTCTTTTTGCGTTCAAATTCATCATAACCAAACTTGGCAAAAGTAGATAAACTAACCCCGTAAGCGGATTTTAGAGTTTGAAACTCTTCTGCATTACCGAACTCATCTACCTGTTTTTGTAGATTTTCTTTGTCATCTGCCAGGGTGTCCCGCTCTTTCGTTAGGGCTGTGATTTGATCAGTGAGGGGCTTAGTGCCTGCTTCTATCATTTCCTGAGCTTCTTGCTTAGAAAAAGTTTCTGCTTCTGACTTACTAAACCCACCATCCACTTTAGCGGAAGGATCGGCCCCGTCATATACGGAAGACAGCTCTTGAACAAAGTTAATCTCAGTTACCAGAAACCTAACCAGCTCCCCATCTACCTCGTGACCGAGCAGATACCAAAAATCCCAGGGGTCTTCAAATTCGTGGGAACGCTTCTTCTCAAAAGAAACCCCCACACTAACTGAATCCACAAATTCCTTTGCAAATTTAATAGCAAAAGACTCGTCCAGAGGCTTATAAACAAAAACCGAAGTATTAACCCCGGAAACCTCACTCTTATTATCGAACCAGGATTTAGTAGTTAGCCCTACCAACTTGTCCACAGAAAGGTCATGATCTTTATAGAATTTTAGATCATCGAATTTTTTATCTTTCTGTGCCTGCGCTAAAGCGGTAATTTTCTTACCGTCTGGGACATGAGAAAAATCATAAATTCCGGCTACAACCTGCTCGGAAAGCATTCGATAAACTTTTGAAACAAAGTTATCTTTATCGGCCTCGATTTTTCTTTTATGTTTTGAGCCGTCTAGCCCTTTTTCAAACTTAGCGACTCCCTCTTCCGTTAACTTAGTTTCCTCAGGTAACGAATCTTCTTGCACAACAGCCTCACTAAGGGAAAACGTAGTTTGAAAACTAGACCCATCTTCTCCGTGAAGAGTAGCTAAAGCCTTAGTTTCTTTCTCAGTTCTTACTTCTTTGCCTGCTTCTGTGAGGGCTTTTAAGAACTGTATAACTTGCTCTTTTGTGAATTTCATAGTGATTACTCCTGTGTACTACCTCTAATAATATCCGAACTTACCCTAATAAAGTCAACATCAAGATTTTGTTTCTTAAACTTTAGTTGCTCTATTTCATTTTCTCTTTGTTCTTGACTCAGATTTTTTAACCCCTTTTTCTTTTTCGTCTTTAGTTTGTCTTGTGCCATTTTCATCCTCCCTTTTACTTACTTGATTATCAAACTCAGCTTGTGTTTCAACATCCGAAGCATAGGGATAACGAGGTTCAGATAAAGAGGGTTTATCAAAGCCCATATTACCGGCATATTGATTCTGGTCTGTAATACCATCTTCATACAAACCATGCTGAACTTTCTGCTCCATAAAACTAGCTTCTGCATCGACTTTATTAGTAAGGGATTTTGCTTTCTTAAACTTTACAGTTACTTCTTTTATTGGCAACCCTTTCATTATTAAGTGCATCTGCAATCCTACAGATAAGATATCGGCAATCATACTTTGAGGCATGTGCATACCGTTAAGGTATTTGTCATAAACTACCCCGGCGTAGGTTTCAGTAGTAGAGTAGGTTCTGCCTCCTAGTGCGGGGTCTTGATTAAGGGCGGAAAACACCTGCTCCTCATTCATCTGATTAAGCTTATATGCTCCGTCTGCGCTCCCTGACGCTCCTATATCCTGGTGTTCTATTTCGTGATGTTTTTGGAACCCTACGGCTAAGCCATCAGAAAAATTACCTCTATATTTTTCCACATTGTCATCAAGTAGTTTCTCCAATCTTGCGGCGTAGGCAGAATCACTCTCGGATCTTCCTTTAGCAGGAGGCCTAAACAGAATTTTCAAAAACCCCATTACCCCAAGTTTCTTGACGTATTTTCTCAAGTTATCAAAGAAGTTTTCTTGAGTTTGAAGAGGGGTTAAAACAGATAAGAAAGGGGGAACGCCGTATGGGTTTCCATCGATAGTTTCCAAAGCTTTGTAAATAACAGTTTTAGCATTGAGTTTAATATACTGCTTAAAGGTAGTTCTACTCTGTCCAAGCATAAGCCGGATCGGTACTTTTTGCCTTAGCTCAAGTTTTCCGGCCTTTTTTCTAAACCACCGGATTGAGTAGGTAGGGATAATCAATACTTTTTGCATTCCCTCTAAGTCATTTCTTGGAACCCATTCAACACCAATCGCACCATTACGCATAATGTTACCGATAGCATCGTTAATAAACCCCTTTAAATTTGAGGAAGGGTAAACAGTCCGGGCAAATTTACGAATCTCATCCGCCGCTTTTTCGATTATCTCAGCTTTCTTCTCCTCGGTGTTTACTGAATCCTCGAACTCATATTCAAGGGTATAATCAGTATTGCCGGTGTTTTGAGCATTCTTTACCGCTTGGGATACATCAGGAATTAATACTGATTTTTCAGTAAGAATATTCATTAAGTCAAAATCGACCGTAGGTTTAATCTCTGCTTCCCCTCCTTTTTCCAGGAGACTAAAAGAGAAGTCCGGTTTTGTGATCTGGTTTGCAAACTGAGTTACTAAATTAGAGATTTTCATTAACCAACTCTCATCCCAACATCAAAATAAGGCTCATATTTTTTTCTGCATTCTTGTGTTATAGCCGATGCCATAACTAAGTCATCACAGTAACCCGGCAACGCACCTATAGCCGTATTATTAAGCCAATGATAAGTGTAGTGCTGATTTATAGCCCTAACCGATCTCTGCTTAAAGCTACCATCTTCATACAAGCCTTGCAAATACTGCAGTATTATAGGCTTAGTAGTCTGACTAGTGTAAAACCCGAAAGTTTCTGTATCTTGGTCTTCTTCAAATTGGCTACGTTTTCTTTGGTGTTTAATCTGAGTATATAGGCTATCTTCTGGAAACCCAAGCTCTAGTAATAATTCTATTATAGACCATCCAATAGAATTACTCTCGATAGCAGTAAACGCATCATTGTAATAAAAGCTCAAATACATGATCAAATAAGTATATTGACTAGTGCTTATTTTTCCCATGTATTCTAGGGCTAACTCATTTGTCTCGTAGTTTACAATTTGTAATGCTTGGTTATCATGCTCATCTGTTAGAGCTTTAGCCGCATCACAGCCCATGCAATATCTAGCCTCCGGGCGTGGCTCCTCCCAAATCAATAAATCCTCTTTACTGATTAAAGCTTCTGATAGATACACTGGAGGCCTGCCGTGGCTTCCACTTTGTATGTAATTACTCTCATCTATAGCATACTGTTCTTTAAAATATTGCATTACCTTATCAATAGGGCGCTGCTTTTTATCCCATTTCTCTTTTACTTCTTCCTCCTGCTCCCGCATAAACAGTAGATTAAAGTAAGCTCTACCAGAAGTTAACGCCTCACATAAAACCTCTTGTGCATATCTCAAAGGCCCAAGATCAGCCAATTCCTTAGCCGCCCATACTTCGTCTCTTCCGGGAAACATTTTGTAGTGTAGCTTTATAGGGTTAAAGCTGTTCGCTTTTTCTAATGCCTTTGTCCAGGTTTGATAAAAGAAATTTCCTATACCATTCATGGTAGACATAATTATGCACGATCCACCAGTCGCTAGAGTAGGTCTAGCAGCGGCCCAAATATCCTCAATATGTGATACAAAGCCTGCCTCATCAATCACAAGCAAAGACAAACCCTCTGACCTACCCGCATCCTTGGAAGTAGGCACAGACTCTATACGAGAGCCATTAGTAAACTCCATCAAAGTAGTAGTTCCGTAATCCCCCTTTTTTCCGTTAGTGATTTCTAACTGCATATATTCCGGTAGCGCCTTATAAGC